GACATATGCCGAAGAACCATTTCCGTATAAGGTAAGAGAGAAAGATGCCATACAGAGGCATCTAGATGCTGATGAGAAGTTATCTACCATAGATCTTAAGATTAGATACTATGATACTACTTTAAAATTTCTAGAAGAAATAATTCGAGCAGTATCAAATCGTACATATCAAATCAAAAATGCCATCGAGTGGCAAAAGTTTCAATCAGGATTTTAATATGATGTTAATCGATAATGAATGGTGTTTCATTCATATTCCAAAAACTTCGGGAATTAATTTAAGAAGAAGTTTTCCATCTGACAGAGCAATAAAATATAATGATCATCAATTCTGGAATGAATTTTGGTCTGATTCAAAGTTAGCACAAATTCCATCATTTAAACAATTTGTCAATAATCAAATGTCGGGTGAACATGCTGGAATTATTAAACATGCTCCCTTACACTTCTGGGAAAAAGTTGGAGTTATAAAAAATGAAAAAATATTTACTATTGTTCGAAATCCATATACAATATTCTTATCTCGTTTTCATGAAATGAAAAGAATTATAGAAAATTCAATGTTACCTATAAATTTGACTTTAAAATCAATGACTTATGATGACATGATTACATTACCATTTAATGTTTGTAGTAACAAAATGAATCAAATTGATTATTTGGTTGATAAAAATAATAATATTCGTGTTGACAGAATATATAAAATGGAAACAGATCAAAATAAGATTGAAATAGATTTTAATATTAAAAATTTAAATGAAAACAAATATAATCATTACAATTATGATAGAAACTATAAAGAAATTTTTGATGAAAGTATAATTAATTGGATACAAAAAACTTTTAAAAGAGATTTTGATTACTTAAATTATAGTATAAATCCATTTTGGTAAATTACTCAAAAAGCCTAGTATAAATAACTAAAATGATGGAGATGTTATGTCTCATTTGGTTATTTCAAAGAAAAGTGAAGTTCATCTTCATATACAATCTGAAGTGCACGTTTACTATGAACTTTCAGATCAATTCACTTTTGAGGTTCCTGGTGCTCAGTTTGCACCAATGTACAAGAAAAAATTCTGGGATGGTAAGATAAGACTTTTTAATATTCAGAATGGAAAGATATATGTCGGACTCTTAGACCGTGTTATTCAATTTTGTAAGGATCATAATTATACATACGAATTTAAAGACAATGATTACTATGGTCTTCCCTTCGAAGTAAATGAGTTAATCTCAAAAGAAGGTGTCAAAGACTATATGAATTCTATTTGCAAATATTCTCCCAGAGAGTATCAGATAGATGGAGTATACGACGCCTTAAAACATAATAGAAAATTATTGATATCTCCAACTGCTTCAGGTAAGTCTCTGATGATTTATTCGATTGTGAGATATTACGTTGAGAGGCAACAAAATACTTTAATAGTTGTTCCGACGACATCGTTAGTAGAACAGATGTATAAAGATTTTGCAGATTATGGATGGGACGTTGGTTCATTTTGCCACAAAGTATACGCAGGTAAAGAACGAGAGACGGACTCTCAGGTAATTATTACGACTTGGCAGTCAATCTACAAACTCCCCAGAAAGTATTTTGAGAGATTCTCTGTTGTGGTTGGGGATGAAGCTCACCAATTTAAATCAAAGTCATTAATATCTATAATGACAAAACTTGATAGTGCAAAATATAGGTTTGGATTTACTGGCACACTGGACGGAACTGAAACTCACAAGTGGGTTCTTGAGGGATTGTTCGGACCTTCCTATAAGATCATCAAAACTGAAGAGCTCATGAAGAAAGGGCATCTTGCTAAACTGGACATCAATGTGCTTCTATTGAAACACCCACCAAATAAATTTGAAAACTTTGAAGAAGAAGTTCAATATATCATCGGTCATGATCGTCGAAACAACTTTATTAAAAATCTCGCACTTGATCTTAAGGGAAACACCTTGATTTTATTCGCAAGAGTTGAGAAGCACGGAGAACCTCTTTACAATCTGATAAATAATAGTAATATCATAGAAAATCGTCATGTCTTTTTTGTTCATGGTGGAGTGGAAACCGAAGACCGAGAAAAAATTCGAGAAATCACTGAGCAAGAGAATGATGCTATTATCGTTGCCTCGTACGGGACTTTTTCCACTGGGATTAATATCAAAAATTTACATAACATAATTTTTGCATCTCCTTCAAAATCAAGAATACGTAATCTCCAATCAATTGGAAGAATACTGAGAAAAGGAAATCAAAAAGCAAAAGCGACTTTATATGATATTGCTGATGATATTCGGTATAAGTCAAAAAAGAATTATACCTTGAATCATTTAATTGAAAGAATTAAAATTTACAATGAAGAAAATTTTAATTATGATATAGTAAACATACCACTAAAAAAATAATGGAAGAAGAGTACTACGCAATTCTAAAATTAGTTTCAGGAGAAGAGATCTTCTCTCTCATATCTGTGGATGATGGTGGAGATGATCCTATTATAATATTGCAGAATCCATTGATCATTCAATATTCGACAACATTAAATGGTGGATTTATTAAAGTTAAACCATGGATTCAACTAATTGAAGAAGATTTTTACATGATAAAACTTGATAAAGTTATTACAATGTCTGAAAGCAAAGATCAAAAGTTAATTGATATATACAATCACTATATTTCAGGTGAGGAAGAAGAGTTGAAAGTTAAAGAACCAGACGGATCAATCAAACCAGACTCAAGAATGGGATACATATCTTCTGTCGAAGATGCCCGTAAGAACTTAGAGGACCTATTTAATATTAAAGAAAACTAATATCTCTTCCAACCCTCACAAGGGTATTGTACACACAATTGAATATCTTGTCAAGCTTGTCAACTTTTGAAAATATGTTATAATACATACATGACACAGATACCATATGCCAAAAAAGAAATCAGAACATTACGTTAATAACAAACAGTTACTAGAGGCAATGGTCGTCTATAGAAGTAAAGTTGCTGTAGCAAGGGAAAAGTTTATTAAGAAGTATGATCAAGATCCTCCAAAGTCAGGACCGTGGGAAGGCAAACCACCAATCACAAACTATTTGGGTGAGTGTTTCTTAAAGATAGCAACACACCTTTCATATAAACCAAACTTTGTAAACTACATGTTTCGTGAGGACATGATATCAGATGGAATCGAAAATTGCGTTCAGTACATACATAACTTTGATCCTGAGAAATCCAAAAATCCTTTTGCTTACTTTACGCAGGTTATACATTATGCGTTTCTCAGAAGAATTCAAAAAGAAAAGAAACAATTAGATATTAAAACAAAGATCATTGAAAGAAGTGGATTTGATGAAGTTATGAATGTAGATGATAATTCACTATCTGGAAGTAACTCAGAATATAATACAATTAAAGATAACATACAGTATCGCAGTAACAATAGATGAAGGTTGCCATAATTACAGATACCCACTACGGTGCTAGAAAGGGTTCAAAGTTTCTTCATGATTACTTTGAACTATTTTATCGTGATATCTTTTTTCCTTCTTTAGAAGAGCACCAGGTGGATACTGTGGTTCATATGGGTGATATATTTGATAGTCGGAAGTCAATTGATTTACAAAGTCTTGAGTGGACAAAAAGAGTTGTATTAGATCCACTTCAGAAATATGATGTTCATATTAGTATTGGTAATCATGATTGTTACTATAAGAATACTAATGATGTCAATTCACCAGATCTTTTGTTAAAGAATTATTCAAACATAAAGATTTACAATAGAGCAGAAGAAGTAACTCTTGATAACTTGAAGATATTACTTCTTCCTTGGATTAATTCTGAGAATTATGGAGAAACTAAAAATTTAATTGACAGCACGGATGCAAAAGTTGTCATGGGTCATCTTGAATTGAATGGATTCCAAGCAACTCGTGGTCATGTAATGGAAAACGGAACTGATATTCGAATGTTTGATAAGTTTGAAAAGGTTTACTCTGGACATTTCCATACTCGTTCAAATAATGGAAAGATATATTATCTTGGAAATCCTTACGAAATGTACTGGAATGATGTCAATGATGAAAGAGGATTTCATATATTCGACACAGATACTCTAGAACATACTCCAATTAACAATCCTTATAAATTATTTTATAACATATACTATGATGATACAAATTATAAATTGTTCAATACAACTCAGTATTTGAATAAAATTGTAAAAGTTATTGTTCGTAAAAAGTCTAACTCAAAAGATTTTGAGAAATTCATAGATAAACTTTACAGTTCTGGTGTTCAAGATTTAAAGATTATTGAAAACTTTGCAATAGCAGAGAATCAAACTTTTGATATTGATGAAGATGAGAATACATTATCAATTTTAAATCGTTACATTGATGAGTCTGAAATTGAATTTGATAAAACAATTATCAAAGATATATTCCAAGACATTTATCGACAAGCTTGCGAGGTAGAATGATGTGGATCATTACACTAAAAGATAAAAGAGATGAAGGTGCTTACTCTGTCTACGACAAGTATGGTAATAAAGTATTGTTTATGTTTGAGGAAGAAGATGATGCTGAAAGATATGCTATGATGTTAGAGGATCAAGATAGTGGTGAAATGGATTTAATTGAAATAGAGGACGATCTTGCTCTTCGCACTTGTAAATTTTACAATTACAAGTATACTATAATAACCCCTAATGATATTGTGATTCCACCTAAAAAATGATTACGTTTGAAAAAATTAAATGGAAAAATTTTCTGAGCACTGGTAATAATTGGTCTGAAGTAAATTTTTTAGAACATAAAACCAATTTGATAGTTGGTACAAATGGTTCTGGGAAATCAACTATGTTAGATGCATTAACATTTGGTCTCTTTAATAAACCGTTTCGTAAAATTAATAAATCACAATTAGTTAATACTGTCAATGAGAGAGATTGTCTTGTAGAGATAAATTTTTCTGTTAACAACCGTGATTATTTAATCAGGAGAGGAATCAAACCTAATATTTTTGATATTGAAGTTAATGGTAATCCACTACATAAACAGGCAGATGATCGAACGAGTCAAAAAATACTAGAAGAAACAATATTAAAGGTAAATTATAAGTCATTTACACAAATTGTAATATTAGGAAGTAGTACATTTGTTCCTTTCATGCAATTGACAGGTAGTAATCGTAGAGAAGTTATTGAAGATCTTTTAGATATTCGTATTTTTTCTGCCATGAATAATTTGATTAAAGATAAAATAAGAATACAAAGAGAAAAAATTAAATCTCTGGATTATAAAAAAGATAATATTAAAGATAAAATTACAATGCAAAAGAATTTTATCAAAGAGTTAAAGGAACAAGAAAAATATAATATTAATGAAAATCAAAAGAAAAAAGATGCGTTAGGTGATGAAATTTGTGTTCTTATAATGCAGACAGAAGATCTAGAAGATAAAGTTCATGGACTTACTGAACAGCAAAAAGAACTTACTGGTGCGGGTGAAAAGTTATTAAAGCTTAACAATTTGAAAGGTAAATTATCCAATAAAGTATCAACCCTTACCAAAGAACATAAGTTCTTCACAGATAATACGGCATGCCCTACATGCACCCAACCAATAGAGGAAGAGTTTCGGTTAAATAAAATTAATGACGTTCAAACTAAAGCAAAAGAACTTAAGAAAGGTTACACAGACCTTGAAGAAACTATCAAAAAAGAGCAAAACCGAGAACGTCAATTCAATCAATTATCAAAGGAGATTATCAAACTCAACGATGGCATTTCTAAAAACAATACTCAAATTTCTGGATTTCAACGACAGATCAGAGATTTGGAATCAGAAGTTCAAACTATTACCGAACAACTTAAGAATAGAAATACTGAGAATGAAAAGT